AGGAGTAAATATATTAAAATTTTCCAAGCAAAAAAACATGTCACTATATAGATTAGCCAAGGATAGTAAAATCTCTGAATCATACCTAAATGATATTGTCCACGGCCGAGCTAATAACCCTAGTGTGAAATTGTTAAAAAGTATCGCTGATGTGCTAGGGGTGTCTATACAAAAATTAATTGAATAAGGAGGGCGTGAGCTAATTCAAGAATTGAACAAATCAACAATTAAGAATCTAGGAAGGAGGGTGAAGGATGGATAGTTTAATTAAAAACGAGATATTAACTTTAGACAGCAGAGAGATTTCAAAAATGACAGAAATAGA